TGCCTCACGATTGAAGATGCCACGCTCACCCGACTTCGAGTCGTAGAGTGCTAGCCACTCACGCATAAACGTACCCATTTCCGGCTTGTTCTTGTAGGCTACAGAGTTGTTGGCTAGGGCGCGTTGACCCTCATGCTCCCACCACTGCCCCGATTTGGCGTGTGCCATCTGGTCATCGTTGAGGTTCGACAGAGAGATCAGGGCAGAGCGACGTACGCCACCAACGACGACAACCTCACCAACCTTGCACATGATGTCGTGACATTCGATAGGATAGAGCCTACGTCCCTTCGCCTTCGTAAACGTGTCTATGGTGAAGTTGAACAGGTCAACCAACGGCTGTGGCCCTGACGCACGTCCGCCCATAGTCTTGAGCCGCGCACCAGCAGGACGAATACCATCTACATTGTAGCGTGGCACCTGACCGGCATAGAGCAGGGCGATGAGTTCACGGTATGCTTTGGCCCATCCCGGCTTCGAGTCAGCCACGTTTATCTCTGTGTCGGACTTGCTGAAGTTGTCGGAGATGACAGGCAGCTTATCGACGTTCTCACGCTCGACAGAGAAGCCCACACCAGTGCCGCACATCAGGATGTACATGCACTCGTCGAACGCACGGGGATGATCGACAGGTATATACGAGCAGTTGTAACCACAGATGTTGTCCCGTGAGAGGGCCGGTCCTGCAGTCATCATAGCCCGCATCGACGGCATAATTTCTAGGCCAAGAACAGCATCGTGGATGTCGAGAAGATCACGCTCCGGTATGTCGAAGTCGTGATTGTCCCTGACGTGATTCGCCATAAAATTTGTGTAGCGGAATACGGTTTCGTCGAAGTTCTCACGACGACCCTCTTCCTCAATCCACCGTGCATAGCGCGACTTATGTATAAATTCTTGGTAGGGTGTTGGTAGCAGATTATTCATTGTTATCATCCTTTGTTGCGATCAGTCTGTCTAAGTAGAATTGTGCTTTCTTGAGGTCTTCGATTCCGTTTTTGTATCTGTACCGCCAGAGGTACTTGATGATGTTTCCCTGCAGGTAGTACTCGTACCCATCACCCGTCGCCGCTGCGATTGCATCAAGGCATTCGATACCTGCCTGATTGTAGTGTGCCGGACTGTTGACGTTATCATTCTTTATAGCCTGCTCTTTCATGTATGCCTCGTGTCTCATCACTGCGTCTTGCCAAAGTCTATCTTGACTATGTTGGTGCCGTCCTCGTGCTTTACAGTCGGGCCATCATTGTCACTAGCTTCATTGAGCAACTTTTCTTTGACGTTGTCAAACGCAAGACGGGCGAGGCCAGCTTCCATAACCCTGTCAAAGTCAGACTCCAAGAGTTCCATCATACCATTGATGACTATCGTACCGGCCTCGTAGAACTCTTCGTCATCTTCATTGGTGGTATCATACGCGGACACTTGAAAGCTTTCCTCGTCGAGTTTACGCAGGATCAAGTACCATCTGTTAGGCATGAGTGATGCCTTCTCGAAATCACTTTCATCAATTGGTGTCATGCTTCATCCACTCCTCTGGTATAGAGCCTTCCGCCCACTCGAATCCATTCTTGTCGGCCCACGCACCATACGTAGTTTTACTGCCCTTGTAAATTTTATTTTGTGCCCGTAAAAAAACGAAACGTATATCTAAGTCAGGATGCTGCTCCTTCACAAGTATCATCTTTATCCGATCACCCTTGTCTAAGTGCCCCTTTGCCTCAATGTATATGTTTGTCTGGGGTAGGTAAAAGTCCGGAGTGTACGTGCGTGGCTTGGGTATGTACGTTAGGCGTTCCGACTCGTATTCGTATTCAATCCCCCGATCAGCAAGGGAACGAGCGAGTGTGAGTTCAAAGTTCGAACGAAACCCCGCCTTGCCTGCCGAACTTTTTTTCATAGACGCATTCCTACGGACGCGAGTCTTTTTAGAAGGTACCCTGCCAGTTTTGGTGACAGGCGTTCTAAGATTGATAATTCGTTTGTCAAGCGAATCAATGGGACGCATACGTTTACTCCAGAGTTTGCAAGACGACTAATCTTTTGTATCTCCGCCTCAATAGTTGTGATGTCACGCTTCTCCGTTTCGGAAGAGAGCGCACCCAAGTCGCTAAAATTATCACGCAGAGTTAAGGGGAGGGATTGACTGTGTTGTCGTAAGTATACTGTTTTTCTTTCGCCGCCCGCTCCGATGTGCGACTCGACGTAAACATGATACATATCTTTATTTAATTCTAAAAGTTCGAGATCGTAGTCTCGTATGAAAATGTACGGCACATCATAGCTCCGTTGTCTTGAGTTTTGAGTACCACACTTTTGGAGGGGACTTTGCCTGTGATGTCACTCTGTCGTGTAGGATGGCTTTGGGCCAACAGTGTTCACGAAATCCACAGAGGTTACACTCTTTAGGCAAGACTTTGTTACCTGTCTGTAGGGTCTCACCCTTGCGCCTATACGTTTCAAACTCATCACGAAAGGGTTTGAATGGTTTCGACTTGGGGTTGGTTAGAAATCGTACGCGTTCTGCGGCATCCAACAGGTACGATTTTCTGTCATCTCCTGTCCAGTCGTGCGCTTCTACAATCGCTACTTGCCCACTAGACTTGTTGATTACTATCCAGCCACCGAACGGCATACCCATAGCTTCACCATAGAGATGCCCCTGCATAACGTAGCCGAAGGGATCATCATTCTTGATGTGTTCGTAGCCACCCATGCCCGTAAATTTATTTTTAAACGCCCAGTCACTTGCGGACTTTATGTCCCAGACGCGCTCTACACCATCGTTGCCCCGAATGACAACGTCGAGCGTACCCTTCACAGTGATGTCAGCAAGTTTTAATTCGACTTCTTTTTGCGAGGCTACTATGTCTATGCCAGCCTCACGCATGACGAGCATGAGCAGAGCTTCTGTCAAATCCCCAAACGCAAATCGAGCTATGCTATTGTATTCCATAGCTTCTTCTATGCCTAGCTTGTCGAGTATCTGCTGGCATAGAGGTTTGCCCAAGCCGGACATACGCACACGATACTCTCGTTTGCGCCCACCAAATTGTTTTTCTATGGCTTGTCGGGATTCTTCTACAAATAATTTTAAGTTACCCGGAGAGACAGTAACGTCCCCCCGGATAGCTTTCGACATATAGTCTTGTATGTTAAGCAGCATTAGCGTTGTCAAAATCTAGTGCTAAGTCAGAGTCGTCCTCTGACATTTGCATCTTCAACGCTTCCCTATACTCCCGTATTACAGACTCATTATGAGCGCGAATAGTCTGGTCGAACTTGACTACAAGCTCCTTATCATCAGCACTCAAGCCAACGATGTTTGACAGGGTAGGCACTGGAGTCCAGTACGTAACGCTGCCCTTCTTATTACGATGCGTACGCAAAAGAATTTCACAGTGAGCCATGACTTTCTTTTGATTACCCAAGCTACTAATAAAGTCAGCGATAGGCTTGAAGCCTGACTTCTTGAAGTAAGCAACCATCGGCTTATTTTTCAAGACGACTTCCGCGCCGTCACCGTTTTTAAAGGTGCCGCTGATCGTGCCGTAGATGACCTGATTACAAATGACGGCGCGACTCTTGAGGTACGCAGGGTCTTGCTGGTCGAGTTGCTCCTCATCCTGACGAGACAGTCGGCCACACTTGTTGCCACCATCAGTGTCAGGGAACGATCCCTCAAAACCGACTTTCTGGACAGACTTACACGAGAAGCCACCACGGCCCTCATTCATTTCGCCATCCCACATTGAGTATTCGAAGACACGCATCAAGGGTTGCATCGTCACTTCGGAAGCATACAAAAACTCACCATCAACCATGATCTTCCAGTCGCCCCGCTGTAGGGGTTGACCGTCTTCTGTCTCTTGGTCGTAGTTGATACTCAGTCGTGGCAAACCAATGCGGTCACCACCACCGCTCCCCTGTCCGGTGAGCTTCATAAGCTGTTCTTCGTTGTCGCTCTGTAGCGCAGCGACGAGCGCGTCCATTTCATTATTCATTTCTACGAGTTCTGTTCCATCCATTTCCTTGTCTCCTTGCGAGTTGGATAGTAGGTAAACACAATCTTACAGTTCTACTTCGTGTAAGTCAAGCCAATTTTTTCCCATTTTTATCTCTATCTCGACGGGCATGTCGTACGTCACACCGTAACGTCTAAGAGTTTCAGTGGGTAAGGACAGCATAGCCTTCTTCATCAGGTCAACACAAATATCTTTTTCATCAGGATGTACGTCCATCACGATTGAGTCGTGTACTGTATTACAGATGACGCTTGCAATACCAGCCGCACGTACGGCTCTTTCCAAAGACACGAGTGCTATGGGCAACAGGTCAGCAGTGGCAAATCCCTGTACGGGATAGTTGCATATAGATGTACGATGTGTGGCCGTACCATACTTTGTCCATCGTGCGTCGGGAAAAGCGTACTGCCTACCCGATGGCAGAGTTATCACACGATGCTTCACAGCGTCCTGTTGTAGCACCTCGTGCCACACGGCTATACCCATGTACTTGTCTTTGAAATCATTGTAGTATCGCTTCTGTGCATCCGTGCCGCTCGTGCCACCGTAAAGGGGCTTGAAGGTGTGTGCCTTCGCTTCTTGACGTGTACACCCTATGATCGACGCCGTGTAGTTATGCACGTCCGTCCCCTGCCGTACGTCAGAGTACACCTGCTTGTCCCCCGCAAGGAACCCGGCAACACGAAACTCTAGTTGCGAGTAGTCCCCCTCCATGATGAAACCACCATCGAAACGACTCTCGACGACCTTACGAATTGCGAATGTCGAGCCGCGTGGCATATTTTGGAAGTTCGGATTGCGACTCGAAAGACGGCCCGTCGCCGTAACACACTGCATAAATTCCGGATGTATGAAGCCGTGATCATCGACATTGTTCTTGATCCCTTCCACAAAAGTATTGAGGTAGGTACGCAAGGCGTTGAAGCGTACGTACCCCGTTACAAACTCACGGGCATCCCCTGACAATTCTATGGATCGTTCGTCGAGTGTATCCTTGTCCGTACGAAACCCGGCAGAGGCTGTGTCGTATGTCGTACGGGGTGACATCTTAAACCCTGCAACCTCAGACGTGGGACGGTACACAACCCCTCTTCCCCCACACCCCTTACATATGCGTGGAGTTTTGTAGGGAGTGCCGTCCTTTTTGACCGGACGATTCTTGCCGTGACCAAGACAGCCAGCACATCTTTCGGCGCGAGTCTTATATACAATGTCTGTCATACGACGCACGGTCTGGTTAAACTCGCTACGAGACATGCGCGTACGCAGCTTGGGCTTCATCGTTGCACCGCGCTGTTCCATACCCAAGTTGAACATGCGGGACCAATCCCTCTTGTCTTTTACTTTACGCGAATAGAGGAGCATAGAGCGGTCATCAGGGCTTGTGAGGCTCACGGGGGTATCTCCCATAGCCTCACGCGCCAAGTCGTTCAGGCGGGCTTCTAGGGCCGTTAGCTCCTCCGTGTACATCTTCTCTATTTCGTCGAGAGTGTCTAAGTTTATACGCAACCCCGTACGCTCTGTACGAGCGAGTACGTCAGTCAT